CAGGGCCATCTGGGTGTTTTGCGCGGGGTTGTACAATGCGTAGATTGATACCCGTTATAGCAACGCGCTCTTGTGGTGTAAGCGAAAAGTACGCACCCAGGGCGTAATATAGAAGCTGTTTATTGTTCTCAGCTTCTACTGCTATACCCGCACCGTATTTGAAATCGATGACGGTTAGCGTTTTAGGCCCAATGATAACAGCGTCACAGGTTCCAAATGCTTCCGGGTCGATTTCGGTAAGCGTGAAGCTTCTTTCGACGAAAACATCCGTAAATTGTTCACGATTAGCGTGTTCAATTACTTCGTCAACGTAGTCCTGAACGGCTATAAGCATCGCTTCGGTAATTTCAATTTGGTTGGCTAGCTTTTGGCCCTCATCCAAGGGGTTATCGGCGGGTATGGTGTCAATCACATCCCCCCATAACTCCATAGGGACAACGGCAATTCTCCCTGTACTTCCTAGCCACTTCTTAAGCGTTTGTTCGCAAAGCCAATGAGCGACCGTTCCCTCATCGGCATATTTAGATGAGGGTTGATGTGGTAGAGATTCGCCCAAGGCGATAGACCCTGGGCAATTCCACCAGCGTTCACAGGAGGATGCTCCTATCGGTGAATGCTTCGTTCCCATTATAACTCGTCGCTTCCTAAATCAACGTTTTCAGCTTCAACAATAGCTTCTATCAAAGCCATAAAGTTAGCCGGTGCAACCTCGTTCAGGCGGTCCGCTTGTCCAGCTTCTTTGATGATTTCGCGCGCACGAATCTTTTGGGCTTTTTCATCCGCACCGCTATTCACAAAACGCTCTACCGCTTCGCGCACATCATCCATTGTGACTTTAATAGTAGCTTTAGCGGGCGGTGTAGGCGCGGCTTCGCTTAAAAAGTCCTCGCTCGTTTCAGGTTCCGCTACCATCAATACGGCGGGTTCAGCTTTTTTACTACCTTTGGTAGGCTTAGCCGTCGTCTTAATAGGAGTTGAGGCGGTTTGCTCTTGTCCCGATGTACTAATAGTATCTCCAGAATTAGCAATTGCCTCCAAAGCAGTCGCAATCCGGTCGAGTGATTGTTCAATGGTCATAGTATCCTCCGTTTGTTCCATTAAGCGGTCAATTAGGCGCCGCTTCTTCGCCAAAACTTGCTCTATAACAGCCTCTAAGCTGTTTGGTACGATTAAATACTGGACTAATACAGAACCTTTTTGCCCAATACGGCGCAATCTATCGATACACTGCTCCATAACGCCGGGCGACCACTCAAGTTCAGCGAATATAAGGTGTTGACACACGCGCTGTAAGCCATCAATACCAACCCCGGCGGCGTTGATTTGTCCGATAAGAACCCTAGATTCGTCAGTTTCGGTAAATTTGAAAAGATTTTTTTGCTTATTTTCGGCCGACATTCCACCATAAATAATAGTTGGGCCGTACGCCGCTAGATCCCTTTTTAAGGTTTCAATCACTTGCCGGTGATACGCAAACACTACTACTTTATCAACACCGCTTAAAACGTCTTCTACGTGGCTTAGAATCGATTTTATTTTATGGATGCCTAGCTCTCTGCGTTCCGTTGCTAAAGGAACGAGTTCATCCGTAGGAAACTTTAAATCGTTTAAATAAATAACCTGTTCGCGTCGTGCCGGGAGTTCTTTAAGGACCTCTTGCTTGGTCCTACGTAGCATAAACCCTTTTAAGCGGTCTCTTAGCTCCTCTAAATTACTAGCACCCGTAGTGACGTATTCGCCATCTTGCCAATGGCCGTTGCAATACCTTTTTGCGTATTCTGGCCAAGAATAGTATGGCCCCATTTTTTCAGGCGCCAAGCTACGAAGGATGATAAATAATTCTTCAGGCCGATTTAAAATAGGTGTCCCGGTTAATAGGTATCGGTATACGCAACGGCCCATAAGCGCCGTCTTACTCGCCAAGATTGCTTTAGTTCGTTTGGCTCTGGGATTCTTAAGGCGATGTGCCTCATCGCAAATTCCGATTGCGAAATCCCGCGTGATGAGTTGTCTATGAATAGCGGGTCGAATAACCAAGTCATAATTGACGATAACAATATCACTATCCAAACTAATAATTGTCGCTCCATCTTTTACCACCTGTACGGTTAAGTCACGACGTAACCATTCCTTTAGTTCTCTTTCCCAATTGTACTTGACTGTCGCTGGCGTAATGATAAGCGCTGATTTGGCTTTCAAGCGGTTCATCACTTCAATGGCTTGTATCGTTTTCCCTAACCCCATATCATCGGCTAAGAGCGCGTGATTACGAGAGGAAAGGAATTGAACGCCATATTCTTGAAACGGTAATAGCGGCACTATCTTTACTTTCTGTACTAAACATTAGACTACGTGAGTGTACATTAGACTATACGAACTGTCAATCTTTATAAATCATCTAAAACACTAGGGGTATGAATCCGATTGCGAAACCCATTTATAGTACGTCCGCTTTCTTTATCGTAAAACTTACCTTTATCCCATCCTAGTTTTTGCATAACGTTACTGATTCGTACTTGAACATCGCGCGTTATGAATTTAGCCGGAATTTCAAGCATCTCATAAGCGATTTGATAGGTTGTTAACAACACAGGCGCCAATTGAGCTTTTGTCATTTTGTGCAAAAACTCTTCAATACCCATTTGAAATGAATCTGTTATCTCCCTTTTTTCTTGTTCTTTTACAGCGGCTGTTTTTAGCTCTTTTGTGTTGAGGTAAAATGTTTCGCCTGTTTTAAAGCGTTCATAGGCTTCAGCCCAAATTTGGTCTAACTCAATTTCTAACCCATCAGTATCGATATGGTTTCCGCATTCAACAGGCCACCATCGACGGTTTCCAGTTGTATCTTTGAGATACCCACCGTCGCCTTCCGGGTTAAGCGTGCCGATTAAAATAAACTGCCTTGGAAAGTCTTCAGCATAGGTTTGATACGCCATCCGATGCCTATCTTCCATTTTCGACAAAAAGGCTTTAATCGCGTTAACGTCGGAGCGCCGGTTAAACTCTAACTCTGAAACCTCTCCAATAAGCTTTCCCCGCATAATTTCAATGGTCGACTTACCTTGCGTTTCAATCTGTACATCAACGTACCACTCTTTTTTAACCGCGAGTTTTTGAATAAACGTTGATTTACCAATGCCTTGCGCGCCTTCTAAGACGACGATTTGGTCAAACTTACAGCCCGGTTGCATTACCCTGGCCACGGCGGCAATCATCATACACTTGGCGACGGCTCTATGGTACACCGTATCTTTTGCCCCGCAGTATTTAACAAACAGCTCATCTACGCGCGGTTTGCCGTCCCATTTAAGGCCGTTAAGGTAATCGTGAACGGGATGGAATGCGTTATATGCAGCGGCGTAAGTCTCCATTGCAGTGGCGCACTTGGGTAAATCGGCGTAATAGTTGTTTCTGTTATACAAATGGTGGGCTAATTGGTTTGTATCGTTATCGCTCCACGTTCTACAAGGATGGGTAGCGTAATGCCAAGGCGCGGGGCGTCTAAACTCGTATTGTTTTGAGAAAAGGCTATATCCTACCATTTTTCTAAGAGGGTTAGTGTAGCTCCCCACGTCGGCAATTCGGAAAAAATTGATAATATTTGGTACCCAGTTTGCTTTTGGAATATTTAATCCTGTTTTTTCGTCGATTTTATTAGGAATCCAGTCCCACGTTAGCTTCTCAAGCTCTTCGCCCTTGGTTTGGTCCGCTGAAATCTGGGCAAAAACCGCTTCCGGGTGTTCACTTCCTACTTCACCTTTGGCGTAATTGTAAGCGTTCTCTACTTTTAGGCTTAATTCGTGCGCGCTCCACCGTGGAATACACTTAGGGTTGAAGTTTTCGGCCATTAAAGCAAACGTGACTTCCTTAGAAAGGCCGAAATCACGCCCTTTACAGGCGGTGTAGTAAGTGTAATCATCACCATTTTCGCCCTGTACAGCTCCCTTATGGTCTGCAATATAGTGTAGGAAACGAAGCTGGGTTTGCTCATCATCTCGAAAGCCCGCTATGCCTGCAACGGTGGGACATCGTTTTGTAAGAAGCTCCAGAAGCTCGTCAGGGGCATCTAAAATATCGTGTGGTGAACCGTTAAGGATTTCGTAAGTATCGCCCGTCTCAGGCGATATAGAGCCCGGGCCAATGACACAATGGCCTTTACTCATAAATGCCAATCCGGTGAACCCTTGAATGGTCATTGTGTTGTTAAACTCAGGCGGCTTTCTAAGGTAGATGTGTTGTCCGCCCTGGCCGCTACGCACTACGAAGGTCTTTTCAAAACCAAATCCCACAGCGCGACTCAAGGCTTTAAGAGGGTTTTCATTAGCCTTATAACTGCGGGGGTCCGCATCTATAACCAGCATCCAATCCTGTAAAACTACGCCGTAATTGTATTTGTAGTATTCCGGCGTCTTGTCAGGGTCGTGAGGTAACTCAGTCCAGTCTAATAGAATGGGCCGTTTACCTTTACACCTGACTAGAGGGATTTCTAAATCCAAATAAGCTTGTTTTACCGCGTCGAAATTATAAATCGTCGATTGTTCTTCCCCTTTTACGAGCATTGCTTGTTTTAACCTCCATTACCAGTTCAGCTTCCTGTGCGTACAGGGTGGGTAAAGAATGCTGCGCTTTATGAGGCTCAAAATACCAGTGTCTCCCCCATTTATGAGCGCCCATTTTATTAGTATATTTGCGTGCAAGATGCCTTATCCAAGGCTCACTAAAGCCCAACCGTTCAGAAAGTTCTTTGACATTAACACATAGAATTCCATCAATCAATTGACTCATTTGTTCACTACTCCAATAGCTACGTATGTACTTTTATGTATAGTATAGCTATTAAGATATAATAGTGTCAACTGCTTCTATTTCTTTCATCGCCTCTCTATATTGATTATGCTTTGGATGTCGGCTATCTTTCTTCAAATTAATCGTAGCGTTACAGTTTTTGCATACCGAATAAGTGTAACCATAAAAATGACCCTTGGGCATCTCTGTAAATTTTGCGCACTTTTCACAAAAAACTATTATTTCGGTGGCGGGGGATTCTTCAGGCATCACGCCGGTAACGAAACCATTAAAGGTATCACTACTCATTTCAAGACCGCCTACTTTAATTGTTGTCGGACTGGGCTTGGCGGGCTCATTAAACAAACTGGTCTGAATATCTTGTGAGCATTCGGAAGCGATTGCGCCATAGCCCAAGATATCAATATAGTCATCAACGTTATAATTCCCGGAGCAGCTTCTTGAAATTTTCAAGAGAACCTGACACATCGCCACTTGTTCCGCCGCTATCGGCGTCCCCAAATACGTAGTCCATAAATTCGCTATCTGCGTCATTTGGGAAACTGCGTCCCCGTGCGTCTGGTCCCGGTCCGTCGTAATTAATTTGAGTGCCTCGTTTAGAAAATCTTGTTTCGTTTTCACTTGCTTCTCTCCGTTTTACGCACCATTCGCAACAGGGGTCAATTAGCCATATTCCGGGATAGCGCCAGTGGTGCGTTGGTTCCTGATACCATTCCCGGCAATAAGGGCATTTACGTTCGATATACCAATCTGTTAAGGCGTCTTTGAGTAAATAAGGCATTTTCGCTTGTTTCTTCCTGCTTATTACCTAATAATTCTAAAACCGCAATCTACGCATTGGTACACGCCTTCCCCTATTTCATTTAAAAAATTATTAATAGGGTACATCGTACCATAACAATGAGAGCATTCTAACGTATCGCTGTTATCATCTGCGAGCAATTGCCCAAAGAAATAGCTTACTAAACGCTTTAAAAATTGCATCGCTGTTCCTTGTTTGTTTCTGTGTATTAGTGTATATGAGTGTTTGACTATTTGTCAACTATAAAAATTGTGCTATAGTAAAGACAACTGCTATTCTGTCTAATACCAACCGTTTCTTTCTTACTTATGCCACGCCTCCGTAAACAAGTGCTTACGGAGGTATTATTTTTAAGGCCATTTGCAGGCCCATTAAGGGGCTTTAAATTTGTAAGGGTAGTTATAGACCTGTTTTATGTTTTGCATAGTATAACGCTTGACTGAGTAAGTGCTCTATGGACGTTAGCTCATTTGCGTGGTTGCGTAATACGGGGGCTAAGATTCGTTCAATTTCGCAACGGCTTAAACCCTTCAAGTAAATTCCTATTGCGGTAACGGCGGGATATTCTAATGGGTCTAAGCTGCACAACGCAAGGTATACGATGGCCCCTAAAAAGTCCTCAATAGAGTGGGCGCCTATTTCGCAGTCTACGATAAGACGATAAAGCTCTGTATCGGCATTTTCTAAGGATTTTGATTTTATGCCCATAGGTGTAAATTTGTTCATATTGTCACTTCCCATCCTCAGCGTAACGCACCACAAAGAGGGCGGCTTCGCATAGCTCTCTGGGTGTTCTCATTAAATCACCCCAAACCTCATAGAAGTCATGATCACCCAGCTTCCTATTTGGAAATAAGGAACAAAGAAAATCGTATATAGAAAGTTCGTTCTCAATCTTCTCAAGCACAAGCTGAGCGTGGTTGCGGTCTTGGCAGGGGTTAAAAAATCCATAGTCGCCACAAGCTATTTCTAACCCGTCGGGGGATCTAAATGTTTTAACTTCGCCTAAGTCTACGAAGTGAGCCAGAGCCATATTTAAATCCCAATCACTTAAAGCCCGAATCTCATCCATAAGCCGCGTTTTAGTCATCATCGTTACCCTGTTTACGTTTTACCATAGACACGTCGTCCCTTCCACAAAACGACGTGTTTCGGCTTATCAAGCCTCATCAGTATGGTTTTGGACGGTGTTTAGTCATTTACTTTAAACTCCTCTGAATCGCTTGTGCTTGGTACTGTGTGGGGTGATAGGTTGAGGCTGTGTCGCCAACCAAAACCACGTGGACGTGGCCTGTTTGCAAAATAACGGCTATTAAAACCAGTAGGCATATGATTGTGACTGCTTCTAATCTGGTCATTGTGGAAGGTCCTTTCATTTACTGCTACAGATGCCCGTAGGGTTTCGGCTCATTAAGCCTCGTCAGTGTAGCTTTAGTGGGATGCAAAACAAGGCCTATGTTTACGGGTTAAATCGCCATATCGCGAAGATGTACAGTTAACTATTTCAATTTCATCGGATAAGTTTAAATGGTTCACGACCCAGTGGTAAGCGGTATCGTAATCTTTAAACATTTTTTCATAAAATAAATCTTGTTTATTATTAAATACTGAAAACATTTGTGGAAGGTCCTTTCATTTCTTTTACTGCTACTTAGTCTAGTAACCCAGCCATTCAAAGATGTCACGGGTTTTAAAGGTGTTCATACTGGTGGCGTTGAGACAGAATCCACCGTTGTATGCGTAGCAACGACACTCTTGGAGGTAATTGTCAATCGTGAAACCATGGGCTACGCATAGTTTATCGGCTTGATGGCGGGTGATTAGCTCGCCCCATCTATCTAATGCTTCTTGGCGAATGTCGCGATTCTCTGTTAACGCATCTATAAGGCTCATTGTGGAAGGTCCTTTCGTGTTTTATTGTAATTTGAACGGTTTGTCACTGACCATAACTATACAATAGCATACGTTGATAGATAAATCAAGGATTTTTATGTGGGTAGACGTGGGAGAAATGGGAAAAGTTAAACGCAGTCATAGCTACTTAGTGCGGTTTGTCTCCCCTATCTCCTATATCTCCTATTAATAGATTGTGTTTTTAAAATAGGGAAAAGTATATACTTTGTATATTATTCAAATGTTATACAATAGTAGAATACTGTATTATTATATATGTTGTCAAAAATGTGTGTGAGAAAGGTGAGACGCCGCTGAAACTCAGTCATAGAGAGTGTTTAGGACCTCCCATGTCTACAGGGGAGAAGTGTGAGAAAGGGTGAGAAATCAGGCGTTTCGCTCGAAAATCGCATACGTTTATGGTCGCTATTGTCTAGCCAGTATACACGCATACACACTAGCATACGTCGTCAAATGTTAAGATTTATGGCAGCAAATCGCTGAAACCCATTATAAACTTCTGGAAACTTGAATTTTTTCGTTTTTTTTTTTCTACTTTTGAGCGAGAGTAGAAAACGAATCCACTGCGTTTCAGCGATTTGTGCTGAATTATGAGATATCTCATACGGTACGTGCCTCGTTAAGGCGCCTTAAATCCTTTTCAGGTCTTATACTACCCGGCATTGTAGCGGCATAAACGCACATAAGCGCTATTATCGGACTCTGTTACCGGCGCGATAACAATGCTACCATCCACCCCCCGCCCCCTCCTTTCCGACCCCCTATAGCATCCCAGCGTCCCCAACCCTGCCGAGGGTAGGGTCCCCTACTCGCGAAAAAATTACCAAAATCACACCGTGTATACCGACGTATAGTAAAGGTATAAGGCAAATCACACCGTGTATACCGACGTATAGTAAAGGTATAAGGCAAAACAAACCGTGTATACTCAAGCTATAAGGCAAAAATTTATAAATTTAACCACGTATACTAATGTACGTTTATATTGGTTCTACCTAGTTTCTCCAATAAAAAGCCCGCTCAGGGGAAACGAGCGGGCAAAGCATAGAAGTTAAAAACAAGCTGATAAACGACAAGATAGCACACTCAATGACGCTATGCTATAATCCGAATAAAGTCACTAACCGAAAGGACACCCTCAATGGTCTTAGATATTCCAACGCCTACGAAACCTAAACGGCCTACTAAATGCGGCTATAGGTTAACTGTAATGGGTAAATACACCGCAGCAACAGATAATGGTTTTATGGCGAAACCTTACGTAGTAGATATAAATGTTCTCACATTAACCGATGAAAAAGGTCACGATAACGCACTTAGTATGCTCTTAAGAACGCGAACCCTCCATAAAATGGTTCAAAAAAAATACGAAGACTTTGATGATATCCACACTCACGAGATTATAAGCGTTCAAAATATGGCGAACCCGGATGATGATACGATTCCATATTCGTTGATGTCGCGTAGACAATTGACTAACCTCATTAAGAAAAAGAAATACCCATTGAATCCTGAACTATACGGGACTGTTTCGGAATTTAGACAAGCGATGAGTGACTATCAGAGCGACCCGGAGTCTTTCAAAAAAGCGGAATCGAACAGAGCGCATATGCAAGAGAAGAAACTACAAGACCTAAAAGCGCGTAAAGAGATGACAGCCTTAAATCCTGAACTTCAGGATGAGGACTACGACGGAGATTTACTGGACGATGAGTTATAGTCCTTCGCAACAAGAGGATTTACAACGAATTAAAAAATTGCCCGCTAAGACGCAAGTGCTTGGCGGGCGTTCTCTCGTTATTAGAGAGGATGGGACGCCAATGCCGACTTACTCCGAACCGATTACCATCATCGGCATTAAGGAACAGCTTTTTATAGAGATATCGAAAGAGTACGAGGGGGAATACGACCCCGAATTCGAGTGTAAAACAATGCCGAATGGTTATAGAAACAAGCGAAAGATAGATGCTGCTATCACAAGGCAAGTGGATGCCGCCGCCGCAGGAGACCAAAAAGCCTTTGAAATCATAATGAACTACACCATTGGTAGACCAAAGCAAGCAATCGAATCCGTTCAAGTCAGTATGACGTATCAAGACTATCTACAAAATCTAGTGGATGAAGAAAACTATCAACAAGAAGCACGCCATGAGAAAGCAGAAGAACATCACACGCAAGCCGTATTAAACAACACACGCGCCGCGTTTCACCACGCTTCCGTTCCGATTGATGTTACCGCTACCCCCCAACAAATAAACTTCGTTACGCCTCAGCAAATGCCCACTCAAAGGCTTAACTCCTTAGATGATGTATTGGCGGACTTGTAGATGCAACAAGCAGGCGTAAACAACGACCTTACATTGGAACAAAGGCAAGCACAAGCTAAATTACGTAATAGCTTAACCTATTACGCAAGTAAAGCTCTCCTGATACAGACTAAGGAAGGGAACTTCGCGTATTTGGATTTTAATAAAGCGCAAGAATACCTACACAACGAGGCCGAAAAGATGCTCGAAGAAACCGGAATGGTTCGCATCATCATCGTCAAAGGGAGGCAACAAGGATGCTCAACGTATGTAACAGCCCGGTTTTTACACAAAGCAGTGTGGCGAAAAGCCAAATCCGTTTTCATTCTCTCTCACGAGGGGACATCGACAGAGACTCTTTTTCAGAAAGTGGAACGGTATCACGAGAACCTTCCCGACTTCCTCAAGCCCAAGGTAGAGATAGCCAACAGACGACAACTCCGTTTCGACAATGGGAGCGAATACCGGGTTGGTACGGCGGGTGCGGGGAGTACGGGACGTTCCCAAACCAACCAATATTTTCACGGCTCGGAAGTGGCGTTCTATGCTAACTCAAACGAGATATCGTCGGGCGCTCTTCAAACTGTTGCGGACGTTCCTGGTACCGAAATATTTCTTGAATCGACCGCCAATGGTACTAGCGGATTGGGGGCCTTTTTCTATCAAGCGGCAATGGACGCATTGGAAGGTAAAGGGCGTTATCGGATTGTTTTCATCCCCTGGCATTGGCAACCGGAGTACCGCACTAAGGTTCCACCTAATGCCGAATTCTCTCCTGAAGAGAAGCAACTAAAAGAGGTCTACAGCTTAGATGATGAACAGTTATACTGGCGACAGCTTAAGATTTATGAACTCAAAAGCGAATGGTTATTTAGACAAGAGTATCCATTCACAGCTAAAGAGGCTTTCCAGACTTCAGGAACAACTCTTATATCGCCGATTGCCGTACAAGCTGCCCGTAAATCTACTGTATCCGATACCCAATCTCCGCTCATTATGGGTGTTGACGCTGCACGTAGCGGTGATAGAACAATTATACTCTTTAGACGGGGGCGACAGGTAACGCAATACTACTCCTATTCGGAGATGGACGAGATGCACCTATGCGGGCTTATCAGCTCATATATTGAAAAATTAAGCGTATCCAAAGCCTTTATAGACGTTGGGTCGGCATATGGGACGATTGATAGGTTACACGAGTTAGGTTATGCCGCTGTAGTAACCGCCGTAAACTTCGGAGAGCGAGCTATACGAGATGATATCTACATTAACAAACGCGCTGAAATGGCGGGCGATATGCGAGACTGGTTTGAAGAAGGCAATTGCCGAATCCCCGATGATGAAGAATTAGAGGCCGACTTATTAGCGGTACCGGATTTTAAATTGACTAGCTCATCCAAGCGACAACTGATTGCAAAGGACCAAATCCGTAAAACTTTTGGAAAGTCACCCGATATTTTTGATGCGCTCGCATTGACATTCGCGTATCCTGTAAGAAACGATGCCATCAGTAAGCGTTTTGAAAAGCGTACTGTTCCATCTAAAAACGGCTCACCGTTTAGAACCATCAACCGTTTTCGACAAAAGGAAACAAACGATGATGCTGTAGAATGGAATTTATGGGCGAAATTATAATTGAGGAGATGAAATTATGGCCCCCGCAATCCCTATTATTACGGCAGTCGCCGCCGCAGCAACGGCAGGCGTAGCTATTAAAAACCTTATTTCACCGTCTAAACCTCAACAAGCTCCCACAGCGGCCCCGGCCGCCCCACTCAATCTAACCAATCCTAACGCCCCAACGCCAACCGTATCGACTCAAGCAAGTGGTCCTTCGCAACAGCAACAAGCCGGAGCGCTTTCGCTTCTTTCAACGAGTCCACAAGGGCTTTTAAATGACCCCACATCAGGCCGTTCACAGCTCTTGGGGTATTAGAATGTCGGCAGTATTGGGCGGGGGAATTAGTCCGGCAGGGTTACCGGCTTCGTTGCTCACAAAGCAACAACTGGGTTTTCAGATGCTTCAAAATACGATTCTCCAACAGCAACGCAGTAACCCCGCAACACAAGCAAGCGCTTCCATATTGGGAGCACAAAAAGCGGCACAACTTCAACTTCAACAAATGGCCCAACAGCATATCACCCAAAATGGGGGGAGCTATGAGAACGCGAGTCAAGCTATCAATAAGCAGTTGGCTTCGGCGGCGACAAGCGCTTTAGGTGCAGCGAAACCCGCTAGCGGTACTTCGGAAAATATGAACGCAGGTTCAACCGTACAAGCCGCGACGTCTTTGTTTCCGAGTTATTTTAACCCAACGCCAACCCCTACGGCGGCGACAAGCGCACCATCGCCTAGCGCGAGTAACCTTGTTGCAGGCCTTACAACCGACCCGTTACTTCTTATTGCAACAAGCGCACAAGGTATACCAACGGACCCTTATACAAGCCGTTCAGCTTTGTTAGGAGCCTAATGCAAATTACGCATACACCTTTTGACCCGACTCAGTATGAGCGAAAGCTTCCTCCCGACCAAGAGGCGCAGTTCTGGCCTTGGTTACAAAAAAACGCGCAAGAGGGAAAAATCTCACCGGGAGATTATCGATACTATCAGCTTAATAAAGTAGGCTATGATTACGATTTTAGACAAGCATTTGCGACGGGGCAACAACCTTCGATTAATCCTCAAGATGGGTTATATCATTGGGATGATAGCGGTAAGAAGCCTAATGAACCCACGTTTTCACGTTATTCTATTTATGCAAAAGACGATATGGCCAAATATGCCGGGGATTGGGACCAAAACAATAACTTTATTCCTCCTAATATTCAAAATCCCTATGTAGAACCTGAAGGGGAAGATTAATGTTACACGACCGTATTGAAAAGATTTTAGAAAAACACGGAGAGTTAAAAACCGAAAAACTCCCTTGGTTACCTTTGTACGAACTACTCGGCGAATACATTATGACGCGCAAACAGCATTTCGTTTCAGAGCCAATACAAGGCGAAATGCAGAATGCACAGGTTTTTGATAGTACTGCGATTAACGCCAATCACCTTGCTGCAAGTGCTTTAATTGGTGCAATGTGGCCTAACGGGGCTAAATCAGTTCAGTTAGTACCGCCTGACTTTATGAAAGACTCTGAAACTAAAGAGGTTAAGGATTTTTATGATAACGCAACCCGTGTGCTCACTCAAAAAATGGACCATCCGAAAAGTGGGTTTCTCACGGCGCTTGAAGAATATATGCTTGACCAATTGTGTTTCGGGATTAGCGGAATTGAGCCGATTGAACAGGAAGGGGATGACCATATCCCCATCGTGTTCAAGGCGCGTGATTGCAAGACAATTTGTGTCGATGAGGGTAAAAACGGCTTCGTAGATACTGTATTCATTGAGTTTAGATTATCCATTCGGCAAGCAGTCATCGAATATGGGCTAGAAACCTTATCAAAAGAATCACAGAAGATGTTTCTTGACGGGCAAGGTAAGACGAAAATAAAAATCCTTCAAGCAGTTGAACCCCGTGTAGACCGTGACCCATACGGCTTTGGTGTATCTAATATGCCCTATGCGTCCATTCATATTGAGGTTGAGCAAAAAACTGTTTTACGCGAAAGTGGTTTTGCTGATATGCCCGTGTATGTAACGCGTTTTTGGAAAGCAATGGGTGAAAAGTACGGCCGTTCGCCGGGGATGAACGCATTGCCTGATATTCTCGAAGCAAACGCACTTAGAGAAGCGATGATTATTGCGAATGAAAAAACCCTAGACCCCCCGCTCGTAGTACACGATAACGGCGCATTGGGAGGCGGCAAAATTGACACCAGTGCCGGGGCAATCAACGTACTCAGCTTATCCGGTCGTGTAGGCCCGCAAGGAATGAAACCCGTTGAACCTCTTTACACCGTAGGCGAATTATCGGATTCCAATGCGCGCTCGCAAGAGCTTCGAGAAATCATCAGTAATCACTTCTTTATCGACCGTTTATTAGACCTCAATAATGAAACCCGTATGACATTGGGCGAAACAAATATCCGCAATGACTTACGGGGGCAATCTTTAGGTACAGTTTATTCTCGTCAAATCGCGGAATTGTTTATTCCATTGGTAGAATTTGTATTCAATGTCTTGTTAATGCGCGGTTTATTAGGCGTTGTTCAGGGGTCCGATGAGGAACGCGCGCTTTTAAGTGAAGGCATACAACCCCTTTACATTCCCGACGCTGTTCTTGCCTTAATGAGAGGCGGTAAAAACGCTTACGATATCAAGTTTATCTCTCCCGCAGCGCGCATAATGAAAGCAGAAGAGATGCAAGGGATTCAACAAGCCGTCGAATTAATAACACCATTGGTCGGAGACGCTCCCGAAATACTAGATAACTTTAACTGGGATAATTTGCTAGATAGCGTTATTGAAAATAGCGGCGCACCGCGTAAAATTCTTAACGACACTGTGACGATTCAAAACATTAGAGCCAATCGCGCGCAACAGCAACAGGCAATGGCGCAGTTAGAGGCGGCTAAAACGCAATCAGAAATAGCGCGAAATGCCGGTCAAACGCAACAAATGGCTCAATCACAAGGCCAACAAGGAATGCCCAATGCCGCCTGAGTCCGAAGAAACAATGCCCCCTAAGCGTATTCTTCTAAAACAGGCGTTAAATCGTCTGGCAAAGACGGATGATGGAAAAGTAGTGTTACGACACATAATGGAGGTGAGCGGATTCAAAGATTATAGCGCGGTTTTTCTACCGAGCAGTGAATATAATGTTTATGCAATGGTTCACAATGAAGCGATACGGAGCTTCTATCTCAGTTTACGGAAACTTATAGCGCCCACCATATTGGATGTAATCGAAACGAATGAGGAAATAGTATGCGAAATCAACGATATAGAAGATTCAATCTCTTAAAACACCTTATACCGCGTATGGCGGATGGGGATGCCGGAGGAGATTCAGGGGCGGCCGGAAGCGCATCCGAATCAAATCCCGGTGATACAGGAACTGATGATGGGATTGCTACAGGAACGCTATCAATGGGCGCGTCTGATGAGAACCTAGGAGACAATGAGTTCCAAAAGCTTATTCCCGCCGAGTATAGGGATAAACCTTATTTAAAGGACATTGACAGCCCCGACAAGCTGTTTAAGCAATTCGATAACGCACAGCAACTAATTGGTCGAAAGAACGCCACAGTTCCCGCGCAGGATGCCGCAGAAACGGATTGGGAAAAGTATTATGAAACCACTCGCCCGGAAAATGCAGACGCGTATCAATTTGCCGACCCAGAGTTAGACGCGGACGATAAGCAAATCCTCGACTATTTAAACCAAACGAAAAATGAAGATTTTGAAAAAGAAGTCAAAGGCTTAATGTTCAAGCACGGAATGACTAAGAAACAAGCAGAAAGCTTTGCTAAGGATTACACCAAAGCATTGGTCACTAAGAGTCGCGACACGTTAAAGGCTCAAATCGATTCAGCAAAGCTATTAAATCAAGACTTTACGGAACGTGCTAAAAAGAATTGGGGCGCAGATACTGATAAAGTCTTGAATCGGGGTAAAGAGTACATTGGAAAATACGCTTCTCCAGAGACAAAGCAGCTTTTAAACCATATGGATAATGCTGGGTTAATCGTTTTAACCGAAGTGATTGAAGGAATGCATCGCGATTACGTAAAAGGCGATTCTCTTACACCTTCTAAAGATACATCCGCAGGCACTTCCGAATCAATCCGTAAGCAAGCGTATGCGCTTCAATCGGAATTGATGAAAAACGGTTCGCAACAATTTGACCCGAACTATGACGATAAGCGTAAACGCGTAACTGAATTGTATGCACAGGCGGATAGTTTGAAACGCAAAGGTATGTAAACCAACAAACATATTGCACAATAGAGCTACCTACAGTATATTTATTTATGAGAAGCTCCAAGCTTCTAGTCTTTTTTCCAGTTTAGACGCCCAAAATAAAACTGGCCCTTAATCGGGTAGCCTCTAGTGGGTCCGAGACCGAATTTTAGACGTCCTTTACAGGGTAGCGTCGACCAGTATAGTTTTACAGTATTAGCCTCCAAAGGTGCTACGCGCGCCAATGGTTGTATATAGGAGCGTTGTCTAATGCCTCAAATGACTATTGACAACCATCTAATTACGCAATTCAGCGATATGATGCACATTGCGGCGCAACAGATTCGCGCACGCTTACGTCCATACGTTGATATTCGTAAAATGGATGGGGATAATTATGCCTACGATGGTTTAGGTTCCGTAGAAGCACGCGAATTTCAAACCCGTATTACGCCCACGCAGTTTGACGATATCGACCATAACCGCCGGAAAATTTCACGCCGGTTTTTTGGTGTCACACTGCCGATGGACCAATCCGACATTGAAGCCCGTTTAACCGACCCACAAGGCAACTACGCCCAAGCTTGCGTTCGAGCAATGGAACGCGTGTTTGACCGTGTGGTTATCGATGCGCTATTCGCTACTGTGAACACAAGTCGGGATTTTTTGGTTCCTTTAACGTTTGCGCAAGATGGCGGTTTAACAGTTAACGCAACATCGGGATTAACTTATAACCAGTTAATCGCAATTAAACAAGGCTTTGTGGATGCGGATGTCGGTAACGATATGCCCGTGGACATTGTCTTAGGTATTGCGGGTAACGAACATACTACGCTTATGAAAGAAACCAATTTGATTAACAGTCAATACACGCGTGAAGTGGTTGTTGATAAAGGGACCATTTCGAAAGCCGCCGGATTTGATTTAGTCAAATTTGCTGCAAATGCTAAAATCCCGCCTTTGTCAGTTACCGGAGGTATCCGTAACTGTTTTGCAATGGCAATGGGCGGCGTGTGCGTCGGCTTAAGTCGTGACTGGCAAATTACTGTGAAGGACCGACCTGACTATTACAACGTCAAACAGGTTCAAATCACAGGCGTGTTAGGCGCGGTTAGAACCGAAGGCAAATTGGTACAAATGGTACAGACTACCGCTTCATAAGCCGGGGTACGGTCGAAACCCTGTTACAATAATTAATAGGAGGACAGCAAATGGCTGTTGTTGAATACTACACAAACGCTCAGCTTACCGCGGGTAAGTTAGCAGACCCGGCTTCAACGTATGGCGCGCAACCGTTTACGATGATTTCTACCTTTACCGTCGCAAACGGTGACAGTATTGGTTCTATTTATCGTATCGGTAAAGGCATTGATGCGAGTTTAGTCCCTAGTAAGATATCGTTTTTTAACGATGCTATTACTTCTGCGGCAATGTCACTCGGCATTTATGGTACAGGCATTGGGAAACCTGTTCCTGTAGCGAATTCCCAGCAATTGTTTGATACTGCGGTTTCGATTGCAAGCGCGCACCCGGTTACATCATCTCCGCAAATCGCATTAACAAACGTGACAATTCCTCAACGTGGGTTGCGGATATGCGATTTGTTAGGGTTAACCGATGCCACTAAATTGTCGGCTTACGATTTGGCGGTTACATTGACTGCGGCGGCTACGGCGACTGGCAATATGTGTTTTATCGTCGAATTCATCCAAGGCTAAACCAAAATGATGGGGGGTATAATTTTACCCCCCATCATTTAACGGAGGGTTATCATGCCAGCGCCTACGGCGGATATTGATATTTGCAATTTAGCGCTTGACCACATTGGTCAAGGCGCTATTACCAGTATCGAGCCGCCTTCAACCAAAGAAGAGGCTATTATGGCTCGTTGGTACGATATCGTTCGACGGGTTTGTTTGCGTGAATACGTATGGAATTTTGCTCGCCGCCGCACGGTGCTTGCCGCCGATACAGAGGTACCGGCTTTTGACTACACCACTCAATTTTTACTTCCTGTAGATTGTTTACGGGTATTGAGTTTGGGCGGTGTGCAAGGAAGCTATCCCATATCCGACTTCGATATTAACGGACGCTATATCTTTACAAACAATCAGTTAAATAGTTCTAGCGCTACTGGAGCTTTAAACTTACGCTACATCTCAGATGTTACGGATGTAACACAAATGGATTCGCTGTTCATTAATATTTTTGCAATGCGTTTAGCATTACGGGTAGCGTATAAATTCTCTATTAAACCGGGGTTAGTTACTCAGGTTAATAGTATGCTTGGCATTGAAGAGGGGAAAGCGGTTACAGTAGATAGTCAAGAGGTTCCTACCGTTAGGGTTCAACGCAGTCGCTACCTTTCCGCTCGCACAGCGGGGTATAGTTCAGGTTATGCACTCCCTTATACAATTTTTTATTAAGGATTTTTATGGCTTTAGCAAATGTTTTTAGCGGAAATTTCTTATCCGGGGAACTTTCGCCTAAATTGCGGGGGCGATTTGATTTGCCCATCTTTAATAAAGGTGCGGAGCGCATTCAGAATTTTATTTGTGAGGTGCAAGGTTCTCTGCGATATCGCAGTGGATTTATGTATGTGAACCATACTCGGCTTAATCAAGCGGCTGTATTGATTCCGTTTCAGTTTAACGACCAACAAAGTTATTTGATTGAAGCAACAAATCAGGCTTTTCGATTTTATAAAAATAATGCGGTTATTACCGAAGCGCCCATTACGATTAGTGGCGCAACGCAAGCTAACCCCGGCGTTATAACGGCGACTGCGCACGGGTATTCCAATGGTAACGAGATTTTCATTAATGGGGTCTCGGGTATGACCGCTTTAAACGGTAAGTCGTATCTGATAGCAAGCGCCACCACTAACACTTTCACTTTAACAGATGTGTACGGGAATGCGATTAACACTTCGAGTTTTAGTGCGTACACCAGTGGTGGAACTGCGAGTCGGGTTTATGAGGTAGGTACACCTTATGCTACGGCGGATTTAGAGACGATTCAATACACTCAAAACGCCGACACAATGTATATGGTCCATCAAAACTATGCGCCAATGAAGTTAACGCGTTCAGGCAACACAAATTGGACTTTAAGCGCGTTCAGTCGCACAGCGGACCCTTTCACAAGCGCGGGCAATTATCCGGGCTGTGTACGCTTCTATGAGGGGCGTTTGTTTTACGCGGGTACTTTGAATAACCCTCAAAAGTTTTGGGGGAGTCGCGCGCCGGACACATCGGGAAACCCACGTTACGATGACTTCACTGTACCCAGTTCTCCAACGGATGCCGATGCGGTTATTTTTACGACCGCCCAAACAAATGGGGAAGTCGATAATATTCAATGGATTGCAGGCACTTCAAAATTAATGATGTTCGGGAATTTCGGCTCCATTTCAAAAGTAACCGGTTCAGTAGATGGCGACCCTATTACGCCATCTAGCATTAACGTTAAACCCTTAACCTCCGTAGGGTGTGCTAGGGCGTTACCTTATTCCGATGGTAACGCCATTTTTTTTATTAGGCGTTCAACCTTGGGGCTAGAGAGCGTTGCGTATAACTTCGTAGAGGATTCTTATATCCCATACGACCGTTCAGAATCCGCTGAACACTTAGCCTTAGCAGGTTTAAAGCGAATCATGTTTCAGTCCGGCAAACCGGATATTATATGGGCGCTTCGACAAGATGGCGTGTTTTTAGGTCTCACTTATAAAGATGGGGATACTGAACCGGGATGGCATCAACACTATATGGGCGGAAGCGGAAATGTACTAAGTATAGGGCAAATGCCTCGACCTGCTAGTGTAGACCAACTATGGGCCATCATTCAGCGTACAATAAATGGGCAAACGCTTACGTCGGTGGAATATATGACGGATGAAGTATTGTTTCCCGACCCCGAAGCGTTTTACACCAATGAATCTACAGAAGTCGCAGACACAACAGCCTATTTAAATGCAACGTATGAACTCCAAAAAAGCTATGTTTTTTTAGATACGGCTCAACAATATGACGGGGCCGCGTATGGGATAAATGCTTCTGCTACTTTAACACCCGGAACGGGCGCGAATGCAGCGGGTACTGTAAATGTTACTTTTACGGCGAGTGCCGGAGTTTTTGACGCAACAATGGTGGGACGTCAATTGTGGAAAAGTTATAGCGCACTTGGAGCTGGCGGCGGTAGAGCGCTTATAACGGGGTTCATAAGCACCACACAGGTAACTTGCACAATAAACGTTGCTTTCGATTTATTAACCGCTATTGCTGCGGGAATGTGGCGAATTACTGCGACCGTAATTTCGGGTTTAACAATGCTTGAGGGGCAAACCGTAGGGGTTGTTACAGATGGCGCGGTTGACTTGAATCAAACGGTAGTAAACGGGTCTATTACCATTCCTAGTGCGGCTAGCGTTGTTACGGTAGGCTTAGGATATCAGGGGTTTCTAAAATCAATGAACTTGGAGATAGGCGGTATTAATGGGCCTGCTCAAACCAAAACACGAAATGTAGCAAAAGTTTCTTTTCGATTTCTAGACACTCTCGGAATTATGTTTGGTACTGCAATGTATAAATTAGATACGATTCAGTTTCGAGAAAGTAATGCTTATATGGGGCGGCCGGTACCTGTATTTAGTGGCGTTTTAACCCAGAGTTTCGAAGATGAATGGGCTAACGAAAAGCATATTTACGTTATCCAAAACAAGCCATTACCTGTTAACATACAAGGTGTAGATGTTTACGCGAGTACCTCGAATGACTAAAATTGAAATCATTCCGGCATCTTTAGAGCATTTTGCAACGATGACGTTGCGCCCGGAGGAATTAGACCATTTAGGAGTTCGATACTTAGAGCGTGCCACCCCGTTATTTGAATTAGGATTTGGGTGGACATTATTTTGCGACCAAAAAGTAATTTGTATGGGTGGATTCTACGAAATGTGGGCGGGGGTGTACGATATGTGGCTTTTCCCGGATGTGTGCGTTCCACAGTATAGTATAATTTTTCTTAAGAATGTGCGCCGAGTTTTAGGCATCATTGAAGATACAAATCCCGTTCATCGTATACAGACATCTTCAATAGCGGATGAGATGCACGATAAATGGATGCGTTTTCTAGGTTTTAGTGAAGAGGGTTATATGAAAAAATATTCCCCGGCCGGGCGTGATTACAAAATGTGGGCGAGGATTTTATAGTGGGAAGCGACTTATCCACCACTTTATCTAACTTAACAAATGGTGCAAGTGCGGCCACTAAAGGCCTAGGCGCGGTTGCGGCTTTAACGCAAGGCGCTTCTGCCGTTGGTAGTGTGGTGGCGGGTTCGCAAAAAAATACAGCAGATTTACAAGAAGCTAAAGCTCAGAATTTACAGGCTCAAGCCGCCGAGAACGATGCGCAGCTTAACGCGGCTCAACAAGCGCGAACCACGCAACAAACCGCGGCGTCTCAAACCGTAGCGTATTTAGCAAATGGCGTATCGGTACAAGGCTCTCCTATGGCTATTATTGGCGATACCCTTAACCAAGGGCAAATCGAGATTAATGCTACCCTTAAACACGGCAACTTGTTGAAACAGCTTTACAATATGAAAGCTCAGCAATACCAACAAGCGGGTCGCAGCGCTTTGTTAGGAGGCGCAGGTCAAGCGGCGACGGGCTTAACGAATGCAGGGGTGCAAGCGTCTAGATTAGGTCTCTTTAAAGGAGCGGCGCCATCCTCCCCATCTTCTACCGTTCAAGACTTTGCGCCATCAACAGATTTAACGCCATCTGGAAGCGTATCGGACGATATATCCTCAATGTACAATATTCCTAATTATACAGGGATGTAACAATGGCTGTTATTCCTAAATATCATCAAGAGAAATTAGAATCTCAGGTTGTCGGCACGCCGGGGGTAAACCCTTCTGCGGGAGATTTAGCGACAGGTTTCGCCAAAGATACGGGGGGCTTTACAAATGGTGTACTGAATATTGCTCAGCAAAATTTGAGCAATCAAGCCGACCTTCAGTATATTCAACAAAAGCAACAGGATGCGTTGCAAAGACAGCTTCAGGATAGCGCGAATCAAATTGAAACGGCGAACCGATTTGCGACGATTGACGGGCAAGTCGCGGACCAAACCAATCAATTACAGCAAACTTACGCCGCTGACCCGGATAAAGCGGTTCAACAAGTTTCGCAACAGGGAATGGATTACATTAACAAAATAACTCAAGATATCGATAACCCTCAAGTAAAAGGTTCGGTTTACGCTCAGTCTGCAGCATCCCTTCGGGGGCGCGTAGAGAGGGTAAGAACGTGGGCCGTTGACCAAAAGGTTAAAAATGGCGTCGCTCAAGTTACAGATACCGCCAATCAGTACATCACACAGGCCGGTAATACAAGCGATATGGGAGATTTACAAAGCCTATATAGAAAAGTGGATGTCAGTAGTAAAGCCTGGGCGTTAGCTACTTCGCCCGAAGGCGCTAAACAATTGGTTGATAAAACGAAAGAATCAATGGCAAAACAGTATATGGACAATATGCTGAATACCAATTATCAAATGGTTAAGCCTACTTTAGATTCAGGTGCTTTTGATAATATTTTACCGGCAAGCGCTAGGAAACCTTTTTATGATAGTTACAATACGAAAGTAGCGGCGCAACAGGCGTCGGTAGATAAGAAACAACGTATTGCTGAAAAAACCGATAATATTGACGTTACTTCTAAAATAGATAGTATTTTAACAGATAACAATACGCTTTATGCTCCTAAATTAATTAAACTGCAAGGGTTATTAGCCGACCGACAAGCGGCAGGTGATAAAGCGGGTATGAATCAAGTTACCTCAGCGATTAGAGAAATTACGAAAGACGCTAGAAGCGATGCCAAAGACGCTAAACAAACGAGTAAAGAAATAGAATCAGAGGCAACAAAGCAACAGCAAAACGCCGAAAAAGCAAAAGCTAAAGCCAAAGCGGATTACTATAATACAGATGGTGCTATTAGGTACCGAGCGGATTTGCATAAGTGGATATCTGATTTAAACGAATCAAAAACAATAAATATGGACCCTGAAAAATTTGTTAATAAGCTTACTAAGGTGCATAACGATATGCGCGCCGAATATGAAAAAGGATCTCTTAAATCAAATCAGTATACGAATTTAACGAAAATACTTTATAATGTAAATACTAGATTTTCGAAGGACCATAATATGAAGGGGGTCCCTAATTTTCTTGGAGATGGAATTAACCATATTCAACATCAATGGGCGCCTCAATTGGGCGCGCCTAAAAAAGTGCAAGACAACATTAGCCGGAATGCGCAAGACCAATTTGTAGCGATACAAGCGCGTTTTATATCGGAGCATCCCGGTATGCAACCGACTGCGCAACAGGTACTAGGGTTCAGAGAAGGTGCTAAACGCTGGGCTTTGCAGCAGCATAATACTGAGGTGAAATGATGGCAGGTACAGAAGCCGCAGCGGTAAACCCCTACGCATACGTACCCGATGCCAATGAAATGACGAGCGAGCAATTTAATTCTACTTATGTTGCGCCGTCACCTCCTGACGCGCCTCAAGCAATACCGGATGTAAACGATATGTCCTCAGCGGAATTTGAAGCTCATTATGGGCAACAGGCGGTTACTAAGCCGGATACAAAGCCTAGCCCTACCACTCAACCCGTGACGATGCTTCATTATTGGGATGACCAATGGAAGCAAGGTGAGGTGGATGTCGCTAAAGGAACGGCGATGTTTGGTGTTATCACCGGGGATAGAAAGTATGAGGACGCTAAATCGGAGTTTAATACGGATAATTTAAAACAATTAAAAGCGGAAACGGGAAGCGTAGATTCTCGACTGCATTGGTGGGGCGCTACACGAATGGTAGGAAGCGTTATAAATGCAGGGCCATTCGCAATTCAAACTGCTATAGGAAGCGTTAAGGGGGCTTTAGCAGGCGCAGGTGCAGGGGCGGCCATTGGGGCGGGCGTTGGCGCAGTCGGCGGTGTAGAAACCGGACCAGGAGAGCTATTAACAGTACCAGGGGGCGCACTAATTGGAGCGCAGCACGGTTTTAGAATTGGTATGACAGCGGGGGGCGCACTCGTCACGGGTAAGATTATGTCGGGTCAATTGTACGGAGATTTACGCGAAGCGGGCATCAATCACGAAAACGCCAAGGTAGCGGCGATTGCCGGTGGCACTGTGATAGGTGCTATATCGGCTTTACAGTTAGGGCAACTCTCTTCTATTGGTAAGAAAGCGGCGATTCAGGAATTAAGTACCGAAGCCGGTAAGGGGGCTTTAGGTACATTCGTAAAAAATTACGCTAAAGAATCCGGTATTTTCCTTACAGAAATGGAAGCTCAATCCGTTACAAGTTTGCTCAGTAAGACGATTGCTAAAGGGGTTCAGAATCACAGTGATGTGATGCCCACAATGGATGAATGGAAGCAAACCTTAGTCGATACCTTCAAACAAAGTTTAGGGCCTGCTCTCGTCCTTCCTGCGGGCGCTCACGTAGCAGGTGAAGTTGCAGGCAAAGCGGGTGAAGTGGTGGGAATAGGGAAAGCTAAAACAGAATTGAGTGATATCGCTAAGACTGCTGAATTTAAGCAGGCAGTAGAGGATTCCACCGTTCACGATAAAGAAGCCGTCGCAGGTGTAGGGTTAGCGCAGCGTGTGGCGCAAGGTAAAGTAAGTATTGCCGATGCGATATCGGTTATTAACGAAGGCTTTAACCACGGCGATAAACCAACGGAAGCTGAAATTGAGAAGGTTAAAAACACGGATACCAATACAGCGCTTGATGCCCTATCAAAGCCTGTTACAGATGAAACCGGAAAAGTCACCTCCGAAGCATCAGGCGCGCCCGGTTTCAAAGTGACCACCGATAAAGAGGGAAACGCAGTCATATCGGGTTTAGAAGTCAGTAACGAAAAACCTGTTGAAAATGCTCCCGCTACATCGATGGAAGTGGCCTCAACTAAATCAGGACCAAATACCGATTTACCATCGCCAGAGTTAAAAGCCCGTAGCGATAAGATTAAAGCCGATGTTAAAGGTATTGATAGCGGCATTGCCGATTTAGAAGCTGAAAAAGATGCGCGGGATGTTGGTACGAAAAAAACGCGCATCGATGAGTTGAACGACCATATCGATGGATTGGAAAAGAAACTAAAAAATAAACAAGCTGAAAACACGGATACGACTGAAGTAGAGGCTAAACTTAAGGATGCAAATAAAGAACGAAATACGCTTCAAAAGGAAGTAGAAGCCCAAGGCAAAAAGACGAGTACAGTACAAATTGATGCGAAGCTACAAGATTTGTACGATAAACGTGATACTCTTACTACTGAACACGATTTGATTCACGAAGGATTATTGAAACCAGAAGAAATTGGCAAGCATCAGGGGTTAATTCCAGTAGAAAAAATAACGCAGTTACGAGCAAAAGCAGTCGATAGGATTATTAAAGGCTATGAAAAAGGGATACGCGAAGGTACTGTTGACACTAAATCCGCAGTTAGAGACGTTCAGACTCAGGTCACGGCCTTGGTCCGTAAAAGCGGCCTCGATGCAAAGGGCCGAGCCGAATTTCTCTCGGATATTAAAAACACCCAAACGCCTGAACAGCTCGAAAGGAATCTTCCAAACCTAAGGGCGAAGATAGAAAAATTCGCTGAAGCTGAAAACAAACGAATTCAGCTTAAAAAACTAGATAGGTTGATTAACCAAACGGAGCTTAAGAAATCAGGCAAACACCCTGTTGGTAAATTCACAGCGGATATTCAGGAAACGTTAAACCATTACCGTGAGGCGGCAAAGGATAAAGAGTTTTTACAGAAAACAGCCGATAAGATTAACGCCAAAATTCATAAGGGCGAGCCACTCACGCCGGAGGACCACGTTAAGGTTGCTATCGCGGAACAGATGGACGATATTAAATCAAAATCTGCGGCGGATATTCAGAAAACGCACGACGAGTTAAAAAGCATTCTAGAGGGTGGACGCGCCGAGAACGTGGAAAAATCTGCAGCACGTTCTTTAGCGCGTCAAGAGATTAAAGAAAAAGCGATGGAGTCTATTCAAGGTAACAAACCTAGGGAAATTGTTCCTGAAGACGACGAGACAAGAGCGCACCCGCGCAAGGAAGGTTTTGCTAAATGGTTTAGAAGAGTGGGTCACGAAATATCTGCGTGGGATAAGTTAATGGCAATTACGGCTCAACACGACCCTTCTATTGCTAAAGGCGAGAAACCCGAATTAGTTAAATTAATGGACCATAATACTGCGGATAGAAGTTACATTGAAATGCGTCAGGAATGGCACGCTAATTTGCGGGAGAAACTAACCGAAACTTTAAATAAAGGCCATAGGGATTTATTAAGGAAATTAGAGGATGATACGCGTACACGAAAACGCGGTTTACATTTAAAAGCAGATGGGACTATAAAAAATTTAACTTTGAGTAAAGGCCAAGTAATAAAATTATTTATGGAAATGCAAGACCCAGCTTTACGCGCGGGGCTAGAAGAGGGTAACAAATATACATTTAACGATAGCCCCGGTGTTAGAAGCGGTTTTCATCCGGAAGGGGTTCCTACTACAGAAGAATTGGTTAATAAAATTTTAACTCCTGAAGATAAAGCGATGGCGGATACACTTTTTGGGGTTTATCGTAAGTTTTATAAAGAAACTGTAAACCCATTTTGGAGAGAACGTTATGGAACAGACTTACCTTTCAACGAGTTCTATTCGCCCGCTAAACGTAGAGTCGAAGGTAAAATCGTTGAAGATACTTCGCCGGGCGACCGAATTAACCAATCTACTAAGCCATCATCTGCCATTAGCCGTGTGGCGAACAGCTTGGCCCTTGACCCTCAAGACGCTGTACTTTCTACTTATCATCACATTGATGGATGGGCTCATTTCATAGCACACGAAGGATGGGACGCTAATGTACGAGCGGTTTTTGGAGACCCCTATATAAGAAACGTTATTGAATCAAAGCTAGGAAAAGAAGTCTTAGAGAACATCAAATTTCAGCACGATGATTTGATGCGACAACACAATAATATCGGAGGCGCAACCTTTAAATGGTTTGAAGATACGCGCGCAAAGATAGCCACATCAATGGTAGGTTTACGCTTAGTGAGCTTTCCAAAGCACATCATTGCGGCGTTAAGTTATTTGAAGGATGTCGGGCCGGTAGATTGGGCCGCAGGAGTAACACACTCTATTCTTCATCCGAAAGAAGTACAAGCGATTTTAAACGAATCTCCTATTATTCGAGACCGTTCCTCCCATTTGGAGAGGGAATTTCTAGACGCTGCGAAAGCAGAAGAATTTCAACCGCCCGGAATACAGAAAGCGCTCACTCACGTTTCGATGCTCGCCGTAGAAAAGTCCTCATCGGGTGCTAAATACGGCGGAGGGTACGCGTTATATGGAAAGGTACTTAGGGAGACCGGCAGTAAAGAGCAAGCCTTAACGGCAGTCGAGAAGGCCACTAAAGAACACCAATTCGGTGGCGGCTCTGATACGCGCTCTATATTTCAAAAGAAACACCCTTGGTTATCTTTATTCGGTACCTACCCGTTAAAAATGGCGCAGATAGAAATGGAAGCGATGCGCAACGTGGTGAACCATCCTTCAGGAGTAACGGCTAAAAATGCCGCAAAAGCCGCAGTGATATTCCATATCACCCTTCCCGTGTTATCTCAATTCATCTCAACGCGATTACCTATTTCGGGGCGTCAAGTACCTAAAAATGATGATGACCTTTATATTGCGGGTTTTTTAGGCACAATTGGAGAACTACCTTTATTGGGTGATTTGTTAAAAATGACCGCTCAACAAGGCGTAAATATAGTATGGAGTCATAAAAATAAAGTTTGGGAGCCTACTACCGTTTTAGGTCGCGCTTCAGAGGAGTTTAAAAAGACCGGGGATGAAGTCGTTAAAACTGCAAGCGACCCTAATTTAGAGAATTTTGCTAAGGTAGTCGACCACGCAGCAAACCTTTCATTTCTGTTACCTCGTTCGGCAGGGGGCGCATTACCAATCCCAGCGGCAACCCACCAGTTAGAGAAAATGTTTGGGCTTGACCCCAATCAAAAAACAAAAGAAGATGAACTTACAAAAGAGAATAGAAGACTGTTGAAGGAGTCGATGTCAGAATGACCGTAACAACCTCAACCAGTAAGAATTCCTATGTTGGAAACGGTGTAACCACTGTATTCTCGTTTACTTTTAAAGTGTTTGCGCCTACTGATATACAGGTTTATAAAACATTAAGCGGCGCGTCTACTTCTACTATTTTAAATTACCCCGCTGATTACGCTATATCCATTAACCCGGTTACGGATGGGGGAACGATAACCCCGACAGTCCTTTTAAATACGGGCGATGTAATTGTCGTAAACCGCAATATGTCTCTTACTCAACCTTCTAAGCTTCCCGTAGAGGATAAACTACCGGATGACCTGCTAAATAATGGTTTAGATAGACCTATAATGATTACCCAACAGCTTCAAGAACAAATCAATCGAGCGTTATCGTTTCCTATCACTAATACGACGGCGTATAGTAATTTGCTTCCAACACCTACGCCGCGTAGTGCGCTTCTATGGGATTCTGCGGGCCTCAATATAATTAATAGTACTTACGACCCGGACACGGCCGGAATAGCGGCCTTAGCGGCTCAGTTATCGGCGGCTTCGGTTCAAACATATTGGGTGTCCGTAACCGCTTACGGAGCGGACCCATCAGGCGTTCACGATTCAACAGCGGCTATTTTACAAGCGATTGCTACAGGTAATAACGTTTACTTCCCACCGGGAACCTATATTATTAGCGCGAACCTTCCTTTATTGGCAAACCAAGTAGTGAGAGGCGCAGGTAAAAACCTCACTATCATTAAGTTTAATGCAGATAATATTAAAGGGTTTACGTGTACAAGCATTAATTATTGGGCGATTAGGGATATCGGATTTAACGGAGGCGGTCAAACGACCAATGTCAATACAGGTCGTAAAGCCGGTGTGGGCATTGCTATTGACAGTTGTAAATTTTATGAAGTAACCGGCGTCAATTTAACTAAAATGGGAATTATGAATTCCGCCGGTGTAACCAGTGATTCCGGTTTTGGCGGTTTTGGTATCTTGATTCAATGTACCATTAGTGAATGCGCGTACGGTACGTTTAGAGATATCACGTCCAGTTATATCGCTGGAGGCGGTAACTTCGCCGGGGATGGTATTTATATTGGCGGACAAAATTCAAACACGGCAATTAAGACTCACGACTTATTATTTGATAAATGTGTGAGCCAATTCGTAGGTCGTCACGCTTTTTCTATTTCTAGCGGTGCGGGAACGTCTATTCCTTCCAACATCACGCTTAGAAACTGTACCGGCCTAAACACGGCATTAGCTGGAATAGACTTGGAACCGGCTAACAATACTGTATTAGACAATTGTACTTGGTACTCTTGTGGAAACGACCAAACATTTTATAATCCGGCGACGACTTACGGCGCCACTTATCGCTTAATGGCCGCAATCGCGATTGGTAACTCTGAGCAGAATACAACCATTATTAAAAATTACGGAACGGGAAACTACTACGGGATTACATACGGGACAAGCGATACGCTCATCATATCGAAAACCATATTTGAAAATAGCGTTCACGGCGACGCATATAACGCGCTAGCGGGAGGACCAACCAATTTAATTGTCTCAGAAAGCTTCTTTAATACGGCAACGGCAAGCCCGGCATTTTATTTTAACAGTAGTGCGGCTAATTTGCTTTTATTCGACCGATGCTCTTTTGCGTTCACTGTGAATGCGGGTCAGATGAGCGGCGCGACTTATTTTAATTGCGTCTTTAAAAAAGGGTATTTGATTGTCGGCGGTAGTACCGAAAAAGTTAATTTTCTTGCGAATACGTTTTTAGATTGGGCGGGCCCGGCTATAGCGGTTACTGTAGGGGATACGGCATCGGCTTGTGTGGTAGATGGAAACCATTTCTTAGGCACTGGTAATATGACAAACGCCATTCAAGCAGGTTACAATACCTTTAAAAATTGGATTGTTCAAAACAATGATATCTCTGGTACTACGGGGTACGGAATTTACGATACTAACTCTAGCGGCGATGTGCCGTTTGCCGTTTTAAGCAACAATACTTTTAACGGATGCGCGGGCGGCATACGGTTAACGCAAGGGCAATTGGCGGGTTCTATTTCAGGCAACCAATTTACGAACGTAACAAATTACTGTATGCTGTTTGATAGTATTTCAGGGGCAATGAACGACGTTACAATGATTGATAATACGGCTGTTTCAGGGTGTACGAACGGTTTACAAATCTCTCTGGGAGGCGGTTCATGGGATAGAAACATTATCCAATTCAACAATTTTCACAACTGTTCAGGCACAAAATGGTCCTTACCCGGAAGCGGTAACACTAATGGTTTTGTTGGGAATAACATTACGACTTGAGGAGAATGCGCTATGATGGCTTTTAAAGTACTGGACGGTATAGCTAATTGGGCCGCTATTGGTTTTTTAGCGTGGCGTCATTATCACAACGCAAAAAAGATAGAAGCAAATGAACAAAAAATTAGCACGGTTAGTAAAACTCTTCTTACTGGTAGTTCGGAAGTATCTACCCTTACGCAATGAGCGCCGCTTTGATGCCTAATTCTGGACAACCTAATTCTAGTTTTAATGTTGACGCTATACTATCCCTTGGCCGCTTAGAGGAAGGAATGGGTAGTTTACAGCGTATGCATTTGGAACAGCAAACCAGTATTAAGGATATACAAATTCGTTTAAACGATTTGTCCGCTATTACTCAGCTTCAGGAACGACATAATAACGATATTTTAGATGCAAAACGAGACCGTGAAAGGTTATGGGAATCAGTTAATCGTCTAAAAGAACAACGGGCTTGGCTAATGGGGGCCTCTACTTTCTTTGGGGCATTAGCGTCTTACTTATTTGAGTTAGCACGAGGACACGTAGGAGTTCATTAAATGCTTAGTATTGAAGCTTATCTCGACCGCGACGTCGATAATATAAATGGTAAATGGACCCTCCAAGTGGTTCAGGATGGTATACCGACTAAAATATTCGACAGAATCGCTGTACGCTCCGGCCAAAATGGGTATACCAATACCAGCTGGACGGAAGGTAAATCCCCGACGCCATTTAACACAAAGCAAGAGCCTTGGTATATATGGACTGAAGGGCAAAACGTAGGGACCCTACCTAGTAAAGCTATTCCTACCGGAGAAGCTTACCCTATTTCTTCAGATACCAAACAGAAAACGACCATTTATAACCCCGATAACAGGAATGAAACTCGAACCTACTGCGAAATGCATCAGGAAAATGCGATACCCGGTACGGAGGGATGCACGGCTATTGTGGACCCTGCAATCGCGCAAGAGGTATGGGCTTATTTCAAATTACTTGCTAAGATTGGTATAAAGTACATCCCGTATTACGTTTTATAAAATGAGGAGAAAACTATGCCATTTTTAGAGTCAGCGCAAAAAGTCCTTCAACAAGTAGCGGCCGCAGCTCAATCCGTGGGCGCAACCGCAACCGTCGTCACTACTGCCACTCACGCAGTTAGCACGGGCGCAGGTCAAGATTTGGCCACTTGGGTTCAAACCGAAGTGTTGGCAGGCGAAGAAAAGCTTCTGGACGCTCACGCCATCCAGGGCCTAAGCGCTGAAGAAAATGCTTTGTTTACCGATGTTGCCGAGCGTGCAACCAAACTTGGTTTAATGATTGCGCAACGTCTTTTAACCGGCACAGAAACGACAGCGACGCCTACCGGGCAATAAATTTTACTCCTTGCATTCTATCCTTTTAAACTCCCCTGTTTAGCGACAGGGGATTTTGTTTGCTATACTGAAAACAGATTAATGAGAGGGCTTTCGTATGAATGTATCCACCAGTGCATATAACGCTCCCGCCGCTAACACAGCAGCGGTAGCGACTATTCCCGGAGCAGGTGCGGCGGGGGTTTCAGGCGTTAACGTGTTATGGAGTTACAGCGCAACGCCTACTAACGGTAATTTATTGATTCAACACGGGAGCACTACTATTCTTTCTCTAGATATCACCAATGCGGGCCCTGGTTTTTTACCAATTCCCATTTCGAATACAGGCGCCCAAAATTTAGTCGCTACTCTAGCGGCAGGCGGTACGGGTGTATTAAGTAAAATCGCGTTAATAGGTACGTTTTAATGGGCCTTCCAATATCTGGTTTAAGCGGCTTAAGTGGTTTAATAGCAGCGACTCCCACGCCAAGTCCATCGCCAAGTCCTTCACCCACACCGAGTCCGCAAACAATTATTATTTCTGGGTTTAAGAGCAAGTTTTTAATTACCCAAGGTTATGGAGCATAAAGAATGACCAATTCACTACAAGTTGTCAACTCCACCCCAATCTATCCCATCACGTATCCCACCTATTCCGGTCAGCCTATCGCGGCCCCTACTATTGGCTACAACGGTGCGGGGTGGGTAGCCAAAATAGTTTTATCGGGCATAACCGACGTTACACAGGTTTGTGATGCGACCAAATTAACGCTGACTGTCTCGGACCCCGGCTATGATACTTCGGGTAATGCAACCACGGTAAATAGAACCATAACAGGCCAAGGCCCGCTCATCCGGCAGTACGAAGATGCTATAGCCAATCTGTCCCAAGGCTCTAGCCCTAACGCGAACATTAATTACCTGATTACAACCGATGGCACGAATTTAACCCTTTACATTGCGCTATCAGACTGGATTTATACCGGGACGACCATTAATTCAGTTTCTTTAGCGGCAAACTTTTACGGCAGTTCCTCTGCAACTACAATCAGCAGCCCGACTAACTCATCTGATTTAGCATACCCCAACGTTATCTTTGGGTGGCATACACCTCAGTACAATAGCACTAATGGCACAGGCACACTGCCCGTTGAGGGTTTAGCCTTCCACCGGCACGCCATGAACGGCCAGCAAGTGGCCTGTGTTAAATACCAAGCCACAGATGCGCACAGTATATCGGGCGCCGTGTCGACGGTAGGAGCCAGCACGCTTTCTACTCTGGCCAAGCAGGGTAATATACCCGAAGTATTTGCTGCCAACGTTGATTTCTCAGGCTTAACCCAAGGGGATAATTGCACGGTTAATGCCATCGCCTACCCTTGGCTTGGAAACAATCCTTACGCTATTGCGACATACGGTAGTATCACCGGACAAGGCACGGCGTGGCCTACTCAAAAGGGGCAAACCCTATTACAAGCCCTTTGCGACAAGACGGGTGCCTATGGCGGGGCTTATGCCTACGTTAGCTTAGCGGGTAACGATACCACCGGGGTTGTATCAACAAGCACCACAGTAGCGAAAGCTAGCCCGTTTGCCACCATTCTAGCCGCCGGTACTGCATTGCAGACTTACAACAATGCAACCAAGGGCCATAACGACTTAGGGGGAGCTACTATACGCCTTATGGATAGCGCTGGCTCAGCCGCTACACACGTTATACCCAGAAGCTTTCCGACGGCAACCGGCAATACCTGGTTTACCATAGAGAGCGACCCAACCAACACCGGAGTCATCACGGCAGACGGCTCGACATCCGGCTACAATCAATTCCCAGACAAGTTGCGACTTAGAAACTTTACGTTATACCCATCATCAGGGGCCGGGCGATACATCTTCGTGGCTAACACGACAGGGGCGCTCGTTACTGATGGGCTGACAATTAATAACAGCAATAATAAAAGCCCCTTTGTTTACTGGACGTACCAGTCATTTTACAACCACACCATTACTGACCCTGGCTCTTCGGATACTTACTTGTGGTCCGCTAACGTTTATACGCTCGTTATCTCAGGGGCCGTATCCACCGTCTCAACAAATGCCACCAACCCGCCCCAGCCCGGCATTATGATAGGTTCTATCTTGCCTCAAGATTACTTCTTCTTTGGCAAGAATCTTAATGGCAACGGCTACAAAGACAACGACGGCATCATTGTCTATAACAACCGTTGCCAAGTTATAAGTATGACCACAACTCCCCCCAATGCCTGGCAAACCAGTCATTTCTATCAGCAGTACACCATGGTTACAAACGGTACCAATTTTTATTACGCCTTAACGAACGGTACATCCGCTTCAAGTGGTGGCCCTACTGGAACAGGCTTGAATATTACGGATGGCTCGGTTACTTGGGCCTATATAGCAACCTATAATTTTAGCTTACCTACCGGCGTTGCCTATGTCCAAAACCTCGTTGAGAATAACAATGCGAGTACTGGTAACGGCGTGGGCCAATTCTTCCCTGATAACGATATCGTGAACTTTACGAACTTTGTCGATATGCACAATACCTATTTAGGCGGCAAGTGTAACACACTCTATAACGACCAGTCTGATTCTCAGATTGCCCCGGCCGGCCTCATTAAACAAGGCACCCGTAAATATACTATCGTTGATAACCGCAACATTAAACTCGACGGTGAGAAACTTGTACAGGGGTGCTACGGTAACATAGCGTTTGCTTACGGGGTAGGCAATTACGGGGAGTATAGTCTGTTTGGAGAGGTTAACCGTAGCCCGCAAACTATTCCTGTCAACTTACCCGGCCGTGGTGGGGGCGCTACAAACCAGGGTTACATGGGCATGGCGTGGCATCCAACGGCTACCTTTAGTTTATTGCACAATGTCAACGCTTTAACCGCTGGAGAGTCCACTGGGGCTACCATGGTTAAAATCATGAAAAACTACTTCGCATCTTATACCACCGGCCCTTGGGGAGATACAAACGCCTTCCCACAATGGGTAACAAGTACAGTCTATGCAGCTTTAGCAGCTTGTCAAAATGCAGGCAAATGCTATACCACTACGGCTGGCGGAACTTCTGGCGGCACGGCACCCACGCACACCAGTGGCACCGTTAGCGATGGCGGTGTAAGTTGGACTTTTCAACACAATAATTACGCGATTGGCGGGAACTATACCCCGGTCACAAGTAGCCCCCTAACAAATATTGTTCAGGCCGGACAAGCCGTACTAAAGCGGGATATAGTCGGGAATCCTCGTTATAACAACGGCACTGGGGCGGTTGGCGCACTGGAAGCACCGGCACCGGTAACGATAGTACCCGCTCCAATTACGCAGGGCAGTGTGACGTTTGCCATCACTCTTACTGAAACCCCATCGGGGGGTAATGGAAGTTATACCTATCAATGGTACATGTCCGTGACGGCTGGCACAAAAGGAACAGCGATCGCCGGAGCCACCTCGGCAAGCTATACAGCCTCAGGGCTGGTTCCTGGCAACACGTACTATTTTACTTGTACTGTCGGCGATACCAGTGGTATTGATAGCGCTGTTGATAGCGCACAAATAGCAGTCGGGACAGCTCTTGGCTTACCAAAATCAAGATCAATTAAGAGGAGTCGTTAAACAATGGCAAATATCACCTACCCAATCTTTTTTACCAATAACGGCGCACCGGCTACCGGATTAACCCCAGCCGCGACAACGCATAAGACGCTTGCGGGTGCAACGGTAAGCGCCCCTACTATCACTGAGTTAGGGGGCGGATTTTATACCTTCCCATGGGATTCCGAAGCGAATGCGGAAGCGGCATTTGTTTTTGATGGCGGGTCAACCCTTACAAATCCCGGCGAACGCTACGTGCCTGTAGCCTGCACTAAAAATGACGGGCGTATACAAGATCCTTGGAATCTCTCCATCAAGGGGCAAACCTTAAGCCTGACCCCAACTGTGGGCACAGTGGAAGAAGCCATGCTAGCCGCCCGTGCGGCGGCCTTTGGTAAATGGGCAATAAGTGGCACAACTTTGACTATTTACGGGTCGGATGGCACTACTATCGTGCGCGCTTTCACGCTGGATAGTGCAACCGCGCCGACGAGCCGGACGTAATGCAGTTCAAGCCGTATGTTGGCCTGAATGATTCTGAAATAAAACACGTTCAAGCCAATTACAAAACACTGAAAAGCATTCAAGACGCAACACAAGTCCCATGGCCTACGGACAAACTAAATGGGGGACGCCATTTGGTGCGGGAGCAGGAATTACATAATAGATTACAAATCATCAATGGTCGAACGCCGGTGTTTGACCATTTCTTGCCACCCGTAGCGCGCTATCATAACGGCATCCGATATGTCAAGAGTAATTTTATGCCGGGGATAGAGAGCTTGAGCCTTTGTACGAATGAGCCTCTTTCTATCGCCCTTATCCATCCCCTTTTTAATACCGATACCGGCAAGCCATTTTTGAGGAGTAACCATTGTAACGGGAATCTTATAGGACACAAGACAACCGCGTACGAAACCGCAAGACTCGCCAAAATGGAACATTGAAACAACGCCTTGCCCCGGTCTAGCCCCGACCTGTTCAAAAAAAGAGCAGGTAACAAAACTCGATTTAGCAAATAACGTTTCGGCAATTTCTTGCTCTGTAAATTTGGCGAAAGCATATAATTCAACCAATTCGCCAGAGGCGTTAATAAAGGCCATTCCACCGTGCGCACCAGGGTCAATTCCTAGAATCATCATTCATATTTTTTCCTATAAATCTGATAATCATTTCTTATACCTCTTTCCTCGCCATCCTTCGGCCGACAAAGGAAACCCATCGGCCCAATCAGGCAATGTCGTAAACAGTTTGTTAAACTCTTCAACTGAACCGAAGCCTTCGGGTACCTCGGACCCTGCTTCATCGTGTACGCTAATTACTACAGGGTACCCGTTAGCCTCTAACTGAAGCATTCCTTCTGCTAGTAAATCCCTACAAACTGCTTGAGTTATATTTTCCGCCCATAAGCCGCCATAGGGTGATTGTTCCAGAAATACCGCAATGCCGCCGCTTGTACCCACAAAAGTTAATGCGTAAGGCTTACGTTTATTCTTGGTCGCGTAAACCTTTGGTTTAAAATACGCTAGGCATCGGCCGCTCGGTAATTTACAGTACAAAAATGCGCCGTGCGTAAAGAATATAACCTTACCTACAGGTTGAGGTCTCCCTAATAGAACGGCGTCTAGCGCGGCCGCTTCTAAAGCGTACCAAAATCGAACAACCTTTTGGTTTGCTTTACGCCACCGTTGTTTGATGATATCGGCGGCTAAGCCCTCTGTACGGGTCAGAGGAAGCGCTTTATCAGAGAGCCTAGCCAAAGACGCATCGTAGGCATTTTCGGCACTCTCTCGCTCATTCTGGCTAGCCGTAGGCCATATAATATCGTAAACCGGTTCCAAGTCAATTCCGTATCCTTTAGCCATCGTACCAAATGCTCCCATTGCGCCCTGGTACCCCAAAGCCAGTACGGCGACTTTGCCGATTTGCCGTTCAAAGGGATGGTCCTTTTTATTAACCGGATACCCAAAAATTTCAGAGGCTTGTACATTATAGACGTCTTTACCTGTGCGAAACGCTTCTAACGTTTCTTTATCGTCTACAAGCCACGCTAAACCGCGTGCTTCAACTGAAGCGTAATCAGAAACAATCAGGTCATACCCTTTTTTTGGGATTATCATTCCCCGTAAAGAAGCAGATAGCGCCTTTAAGACATCTGGGTAAAGTAGCTCGAACATCTCATAATCGTACTTTAGCATTATTTTGATACAGTAATCCGAATCGATATCGCCACGCGGCATATTCTGAGGTTGAACCCGGCGACCGCCCCATCGACCAGTGGAAGCGGCGTGGTAAGCCAAAAGGTCTAAAACCCTACCTCGACCGTCTGAACCTAGTTTCATCGCCATATATTTAGCTGTACTGCTCTTTCCCAACTGTTGCCTTATGCCTAGGACTTTCCGAGCTAGGTCCGGGAGATCCTTTTGAGCCAATGTCTTAGCGACTGTAACGGCATCTAAAGAGGGCAAAGATACTCCGAGAGTAAGGAGAAACTCTCGCATTTTGGCGATAGCGGTATGGCTCTTGCAATATCCGTTAGTGAGTTCGACTAATTCAGCTTTCAGCTTAGTGGTGTATATTTCGATGTAATCTAACGCAATGTCGACCGCGTGAACATCAATCTGGACGCCGCGCTGATTTATGCGTTGGTCCATAAACCAAATTTCTTGTTCTTTAGGCGTTAAATCTCGAAGCTCTTTATCGACGGCCCGTTCCGCTTCAACGTCTAGCATATTGTACTGATAGAGGGTTTCGTAATCTTTTTGACTCTCAAAATACTTGTCTTTATTGAATTTTGACTCTTTACGTGGCTTTGAAAGCTTTAGCATTGTGCGACTTGCCGATGCGTCTTTTATGGTCTCTAGCCCTAAGGCCCTTCCCGAGTCAAATAAACCCGCCGGTAAAGCGTGAGCTACGCATTTAGCAAGGGTACAACGCCACCGTTTAATGGGGATAGGCGCAAAGCCGTATCGTTTGACCATAATATGACGCCATATTGCTTGTTCAAACCCGGCATTGTGAGCAATAAATAAAGCGCTCTCCAATTGATTTACCGCCAAAAGCTCATATAGCACATTAATGTTTGACCGATTTTTAACTTCGGCGTGTTTCACTAATTCAGGTTGTTTAATGAGCCTCACCGGCCCATCGTCCACACAGTATGCTAAACACATAATCTGTGTGGACGGGTCCGACGCGTAAATATCCGCACCACACTTCTTAAGGTCGATTTCAGAGCGAGTCTCAAAGTCGATGTGTATGCGCATTTTAAGTTATCTTTCGATTCTTTTGGCGAGGGTTACACCGCGCATATTCTGGTCTTTCGGATTAGCAACCGCTATGATACTAGGCTCATCCGGCACTTGCGTATTATAATTATCCAAGGGGGTTTGAGTGCCACGATATTCATTCCAATGTTCCATAAAGAATTTAGCGGAACGTTTGTCGTCAAGCTTAATTCCGTTATGCGTTCCATAGAATATTTCGACTTCAAACGTTTCATTGGCATTTCGGTTGTTTTTGACAAAACGCACTTCGGCTAAATTAATGTCCATTCCGCACGTTTGAGAACCGACCGCGCCAGTTTCAACCCGTATCCAATAGGGCTCTTTAGTCATATTCAATTTCTCCGTAGGTTATGGGCCTGTCTCCTCAGTATCGGTAGGCCATTTCCGATAAACACCTCTCCTTGTCCAAGTCAGAGAGGTGTTTCGACTATTGTTGAGGTTCTTCTGTTTCAGTAGCGGCATCCGTTGGCGATGTATTGGGCGGCGAGTCTATCCCATTCTCTACATCGGTTTCGGTTGATGGTTCTAAAGGCGTCTGTGATGGGGGATTGTCCGTAGATGATTCGCTCGGAGAATGTGTCCAGCCAATAATTTCCCCCTGCGCGTTTGGGTCCGGTGCAGGCATTTGAAAGGTATAAGTATCTACGGGGTCATTAGGTGCGGCAGATGTAGAGTTTGGAGTAGGTAACGGTGGTACTGTTACTGAGACTGGGTCGGGATGAATAGGCGCGTGACCTCCGCTAGCGCGAGAAGCCGCTAAGGATGCCTCTTCATTAGGAACAGAATCGGCAATCGACAAGCTACCCGGAACGCGATTGGCATCTGGTTTGGAAAGAGAGGCCCCATATTGCGCGAACTGTTCAGCCGTAACAAATCCATTTGCTTTAAGAAATGGGTCACGTTGCAAAATAACCTCTTTTGCAATTTGAAACGCAATACGGGGAGCCTGTTCTAGAGGGTCAAGGTCGCCATTAGCGAGTAACCCCGCTAAAGCCATCCCCGCGTAATGGTCAAACAACGCCATATCTTGAATGCTGTCTAACACTTTGACTCGTTCAACTTCGTTTTCATTAGTATCGAACATTTTAGAATCTCCTATTCATTGGGCCTATCTCATCAGGGAGTGGAAGCCATTCACTCCGACCGGGGTAATATGCCCCCGGTTTCGATTTACAAATCGTCAAACAATGCAGCGTTACCGGCGGCAGGTTTCGCAGGCCCTAGACCGGCAAACGCTTCCTCGGCGGTTGAACGAGAGATTAAAGGTTCGCCATCGGAATGTTTCATCAAGTTGTTTAAACCAAATGATATACCCCGATTACCCTTTTTGTCGAATGCATAAGCGTTAACTTCTGCAACAGCATAGCATCCTGCGTAAAACTCGCCCGGATTGATAATTTTTTGCAAATTTGCATCAACTAAGCCGGGTTGTTGGTTAAACGATTTCGCTGCAACAACGATTTTATCACGGTATTCCGGGCGTTTAACCAAGTCGAATTCGTCTTCGGTCCCTTGGCGAAATGGTGATTTTAACTTTCCACCGTCGGGGAATTTCGCGATGGCGGCGGCTTTGGCTATGCGACGCATTTCACTCAAATCGGCATCAGAATCGAAAATCATCGTAACCGCCCAGTATTCGTCCCCACTTTCGTTTTTTGCTTTCGTGAAGATATATGGAAAACTCACCCTAAAAATAGGGGTGATAACGGATTCGTTTTTTGGCATTTTATCTGTCCTTTCGTCACTTAACTGTACTTACAAGTCGAGAAACGCTTCTACACTGTCGGGTAAACGCGCTTCTCTATCGTCCTCTACCGGAACCAATGTCTTTCCGGTATCAGGCTTTTCACATAATTGGTCTATGAGCGCTTGTTGACGCTTACCGACCAATTTTTCCATCTGTGCGGGGCTACGCAATTTAGGTGGCATATAAATTTCATTCCCGAAATCAAACTCGAAAGTTTGCGCAACGGCAATTTCATTTATCCATCGACGGTTCCCACGCTTACCCACAAGCTTATAACCAGGAATTTCAACACCCGTTTCGGCTATAGAGTGCGCGTAGGCCACTACCGAATCGGCCCAATCTCGAAGTATAATGGCATTTTTGAGGATGTGCCCAATAAATTCAGGGTCCATCTCTTGAGGTTTAGGGAGTTGAAACGGCTTTGCGACGTCCTTAAACGCCAGCCGTGCCAATCCGGTTGCCTCGTCGCGCTTTTCCGGGCAAATCGCTTTCGCATTGCAGAATTTACAATGGGGGCCTAATTTTAAGGTAGTATCCCCCTCGCGTACTCGTGCTATAGCGGCGCGTAGTTCCTCCATATGAGCCAATAGCTCGATGGTAGAAAGCCACCATTGCCGCACAGGGCCATCTGGGTGTTTTGCGCGGGGTTGTACAATGCGTAGATTGATACCCGTTATAGCAACGCGCTCTTGTGGTGTAAGCGAAAAGTACGCACCCAGGGCGTAATATAGAAGCTGTTTATTGTAG